TTTAGAGAGCAGTTAGAAACAATGACAGATAGACTAGAAAAACAATTTATATATAGATTAGGTAAGAAATATGGATTGATTATAGAAACAAATAATAAAGTTAAATTTTATTTTGAAAGAAGTGAAGAGCAATGTATTTGAAAATAGTTAAATCTACAGGGTTAGAGTGGTATAAAAAATGTGTAGGAAAAACATTCAAGGTACATTCAGAAAGCAAAAAAGGTGGAAAGGATAAGTATATAGTTAGGATTGAAAAGGATGATAGATGGCTTACGAATGGATATATTTATGGTTGGGTAGATAAGAAACATTGCATATTATTAAAGGCGATACAAACAGAAAAAGGACAGATTAGATTTAATATTTAAGGAGGAAAAATGGATAAAACATTATTTAAAAAGACTGAATGGAAACTTTACAATTATTTTGAGAAAGATTCAAAGATTAAAGCTGCTGAAAGTAAAAGGGATTTATTAAAGAGAAATATTGAAGTTTTGGAGAGAAAAATTAAAAATACAGATATAAGATTAACTCCAGATGTTAAAAGTGTATCTTTTAGCGAGAGAGTTCAGACATCAAATGATGGAGTAAGTACGGCTGAAAGAAATATGATTAATTTGATAGATAAATTAGAAAGAGAGATAGAGAAAAAAGAAGCTCAAATAGTTGATTTAGAGTTGTCTATAATGAAAAACAAAGAAGATAATGAAACTTTAGATAAGTTTTTTGATGAAAATTTAAATGAATACTATAGAAAGCTTTTAGAGTATAAGTATAGAGAGCGTAAATACAATATAGAGATTTGTACTGAGTTAAATATAAGTGAAACTAAGCTTGTAAGGGATAAAGAGAAGATTATTGAGAAAGTATCAAAGTGGGAAGAAAGTTTTTTATCTTAAAAGGAGCGAAATTTTTTGAAAGTTTTTTAAAAAGAAAGTGAAAGTAAGTCGATAGTTTTATTACGAAAATATATGAGATAATAAGTATGGTGATAAAAGTTAAACGCTGTTGAGAGTTCTCCTTTTTTGTAGATTAAAGCAAGGCAGAAATGCCTTGCACATGGAAGGTCTCCAGTTGGGTGTGCAAAAGGTGGTTCGAATCCAATGCCTTCCTAATTTAAACTTTTACTTCTCGTAAATTCTCAACCCTTTTATACTATAAAGAAGGAGAAATCCTTCTTGTGGGAATATAGTTCAATGGTAGAACGGTTGGCTGTTAACCAAAGAATGAGAGTTCAATTCTCTCTATTCCCTCCAATAAATTTTAATAACCCTCAAGGAAGGGATTACATAATGAAAGAATCTAGTTTAGGCTAGGTTCTTTTTATATTTTTAAAGAAAGAAGGTGCAAATATGTTAGAACATCATATAACAAAGTATGGAGCGAATGGCAAGAGATTTGCTGAATCATGGCTACAATTTAATTTGTTTGGTAAAAAAATATGCTTCAGTAAAAGAAGAATTAAACTTTAATGAGAGGAGAATGTAAAATGAAAAAATTAAATACTATTCAAAAGAGAGAAAAATTAAACGAGGTTGTCATACTTGACGAAAAAGGTCCAGGTGGTGCTAATCATAGATATGAAATCATAGCCCTACAACCTAATAGTAAAGGTATAGTTCATATGAATACTATTCAATTTCAAAAAGGAGCTAGAAATGAGGAAAACTCTCATCATGGTGTAATTGATTCAGATCTATTAGAAATAGTAAGGCATAGACTTCAATGTTTTCAAGCTGGACCATTTAAAAGCGAATACAATGAGAAAGCTTTAGAACATTTAGAAATAGCTTTAATGTATCTGAATAGAAGAGTTGAGGATAGAATAGAAAGAAATGTTTTAGGAACTAACAATAAATAATTTAGAAAGGTTGGTTATTATGGCTGCATCAGTGCCTATAAAAGAAGATCAAGCTTTAGATGATGTTTTGAATGATTTAAGATTACGCAATGAAAGAGATTATATTATATTTCTAATAGGATATAGGACTGGTTATAGAACGCAAGATATTGTCGATTTGAGAGTCGGGGATATTAGAAAGATTCTTGAAGAGTGTAAATTTGAAATCAAAGAAAAGAAAAAGTTTAGGAATTATGCAACTAAAAAAGCAAATGGAAGAAAGGGATATAATTCAAGTCCTAAACCGAGGGTGCTAAAGTTTGATAGAGATGAGGAGTTTTATAGTATATTAAAAAGTTATATAAAAGGTAAACGAGCGTATGAATATGCATTTAAAAGTCAAAAGGGAGGACATATTGAAGTAGATAGTTACGCTAAAATTTTGAAAAAAGTAGGAATAGAGAACAAATGTCAACACTTAGGAGCACATACGCCTAGAAGAACATATGCATATTTTATTTGGCTTTTGAATGGAAAAGATATAATAGCAGCAAAAGAAGCGTTAGGACATACAGATATAAAAACAACTATACAGTACCTTGGACTAGAAGATGAATATGCAAGTAATGTTTCTAAGTGTATAGGAAGTAGAATTAAGCAATAATTATGAAATACCAGTTTAAAATAATTTCTCGGTATTTAGGTACTAAAAATAAGAGAGTATATATAGTAGAAACTTTTTAATAAAAATGACGGTTCCTACATTATATACGACATTTTTTAGGGTGAAATACGAACGTTTTTTTAGAGATATTTATTCGTTGAGTTAAAAAATAATATATTTTGGAGGGAAAATGGATAATGATTTAGTAATTTCATCACGAGAATTATCAAAAGAAATAGCAAAAAGATTAGAAAAAAGTAATATTGTTTTATTAGATACTAATGATGGAAGTAAAATTTTGTTAGATGATGTGGCAAAAGATTTATTAAAGCAATACTATAAGAAAAAATCAGAAGAAGAATTAAAATTTGTTATGGATTGCCACGGAGTTATTATAGGAGCTGTTAGATAAGGTGAGTTTAATAGGATTAAATAGTTGTAGGAGGAATTGATAATGTGTTGGTTATTGAAAGTTTTAAACAAGCCAAGAAGTGGGAGTAAGGACAATAGTTCTTTAGCGGATTTGTTTAAGGAGAGTAATGGAGTGATTAGTCCACAAAAATGGGAAGTAACACCATTAACCAAAATAGGAGAGTTGTGTAGGATAATATCGTTAGATCAGTTTATTATAGAAAATTTACCAGACAGTAAAGAAACTGCAATAGAAAAATTTTATAAGATAAGCAAAGGGTATAATTTTATTTTAGAAGTAATGAGAGGGCGTAACAGAAGGTATTTAAGTGTAGAGTATCTAAACAGTAGATTAGATAGAGATTTAGATGAAAAAGGAGAACTTGTTGATGAAAGATAAAGAAGAAATTATTAAGTTAAGAGATATATATTTAGATTTAGCAGAGCTATGTGATGAGCTTATCAATATATCTGATAGAGCTGAAAAAGGTGAAGATGTTGAAAAAGAATTAAATGAAGTAATAGGAAGTATAGTTCTTAAAACTATGTTTATACAACAAATGAATTAAATGATTTAAGGAGGATATTAAATATGTATTATTTATGGCAATGTAAAAGATGTGGTTCAGTAGAAAGGAATCCAAGATTTGATATGATTACAGGAGAGAAAAGATGTGCTAAGTGTACTTGTTCAATGGTACCATTTGAAGAAGTATGGAATAGTGAGAATGATAGACTTATTACTGAAAAATTAGGAGTAAGTCTTTTGAGAGAAGATGGAACTATAAAAACATTTGAGGAACTTGTAGAAGATATAAGAAAGAAATTTAAAGTTGATGAAGAAAGTATTTTTGAGTTATATGGATTGAAAGTATGTGATATTCCGAGAGAAGTTGAGGAGATGACAGATATGTTTGAGTCTATGAATAGTGGTATAGTTATTACTGCTGAAGAAGAAAAAACATTATTTGTACAGGCTAAAATTCATATGACAAAAGAAGAAATAGAAGAAGAACAAAAAAGATTACAAGAAGTAACAGGAATGAAGGTATGCATATTAAAAGCAAATTTTTCTTATATTGGAGTTGAGTAATATGAGTTACAAAGATGGTTTAGAAATAATTTTACCAACGTTTTTAAGAATTAGAAAAGCAATAGATCATAACTATAATTCAATTGTTTTAATTGCAAATAATAGTATAACTGCTGAATATTATCTAAAAAATATTGAGGCGATATTAAAGAAAACTGGAGATATGAAGAAAGTAGAAAAAATATCTATCTGTAGAAATACTGGTGATATTTCAGTTGCAGAAAAAAATAAAGATAATACTTTAATTATTCTTTGTGGACAATGGTATAAAAATAAAATGTTTTTTCGTTCAGGAGTTTTGGAAGCTATAAGTAGACTATTAAGTGAAAGTTTATCAGAGATACCATATAAAGTATTTAATCGTTCAACTGGTGAAGTTGAGAGTATAAGTAGTTGGTATGGAGATAAAACAAATGGCTAGAGAGTTTGCTAAAAGCTTTTATAATAGTAAAGCTTGGAAAGAATGTAGAGAATATATATTTCGTAAGTTTCATGGTTTATGTGTTGAGTGTGGTAAACCAGGGGAAGAAGTACATCATATAGAACATATAACTCCATTTAATATTAATGATCCAGAAATAACTTTAGGGGAAAACAATTTAATATTGCTATGCAAAGATTGTCACTTCAATAAGCATAGAGAAAGTAATCCATTGTCAAATAACTTTAAAAGAAATAGAGTTACAAGCAATGGTTTTTATTTTGATGAAACTGGTAACTTAGTTCCTATAAAGAAATATATTGTGTATGGTTCTCCAGCATCAGGCAAGACAACTTATGTTAAAGAGCATAAGACTATTGGTGATTTAGTTATAGATTTAGATTTAATAAAGCAAGCTATAAGTATGGAAGGTAGAACCAATGATACTGACAATCTACTAGACTTAGCAATAGGAATAAGAGATTATATCTACAAGAGAGTAGAGAATAATGATATAAACACTAAAGCTATTTGGATAGTAGCTTCACTACCTAAGAAGGAAGAGAGAGAAGCACTAAGAGATAGGCTTAATGCAGAGTTAATATTCATAGATAAAAATATAAATGAATGTTTAGATAATGCATACAACGATACAAATAGAAAAGATAAAACTCTACAGAAAAAAATAATAGAAAAATGGTTTGCTAGTTACAAAGCGTAGCCCCCCCAGAAAATTTTTCTGGGGGGAGCCTAAAAGACCGTCGGAGTTTGACTTTAATTTTCCCCAACATGAAATTTGAAAATGGGAGGGGGGTTAGTTTTTGGAGAAATACGAACATTTACAAAGAGAAAAAAATATAAAAAAAGAGTTTAACAGATTAAAAAAAATATACAAACAGTTTACTCCAGATAAATTACCAGCTATTGAAGAGCTAATAAGAAACGCTGCTTTTATGAAAGTTATGCTAGAGGAATTCAGAGAAACATTAATTAAACATGGAACAACTGAACTTTTCAAGCAAGGAAAGCAAGAGATAATTATAGAAAGGCTTGAATCAAAACAATACTTACCATATATTCAGAGATACACAGTAGTTATGAAAGAGTTAATAGGTTTGTTACCACCTAGTGAAGCTAAAAAACAGGAAGATGAATTAACTAAGTTTGTTAATAGGAAAAAGGAAAGAAAAAAACAATGACATATATTGAAGAGTATTATAACAAGATTATGTCTGGTGAAATAGTTGCTTGTAAAAGAATAAAGCAAGTTTATTCTATGCTAGTTGATAAATTGCATCATCCTGAAAAGTATGAGCCATGGGTTTTTGATGAAGAATGTGCAAATGATTCAATAGAATTCATAGAAACTTTTTGTAAGCAGGCACAAGGAAATTTAGGAGCACCACTTGAGTTAATGTTATTTCAAAAAGCTAAACATCAAGCAGTTTTTGGATTTGTTCATAGAGATACCTTAATGAGACAATATAGAGAAGTCTTAGATATTCGAGGTCGTAAGAATGGAAAAACAACAGAGCTTGCTTGTGATGAATTATATATGCTTGTTGGAGATGGTGAAGGTTCTCCAGAGGTATATAATATTGCTACTAAATTAGAACAGGCTAAAAAAGGTTTTAATGAATGTTGTAAAATGATACAACAATCTCCGTCATTAAGTAAACATCTTAAAAAAAGAAAGTCAGATATTTATTTCCCTTTAAACTATGGAAGCTTACAAGCACTTGCAAGTAATTCAAATGGTTTAGATGGATTAAATTCTCATATGGTTACTATTGATGAATTGGCAGCTATAAAAAATCGTGATATATACGATTTGATGAAGCAGTCAATGTCTTCAAGAAGACAACCATTATTAAATTGTATAACTACTAATGGATTTGTTAGAAATGGAATATTTGATGCACAGTATGAATATGCGTGCAAAGTTTTAGATGGTAAGATCAAGGATGATAGATTCTTGGCTTTTATTTATGAGCTTGATGATAGAGACGAGTGGGATAAAGAGGAATGCTGGATTAAAGCAAATCCAGGACTTGGAGTTATCAAAGGATTTGATTATTTAAGAGATTTTGTAAATAAAGCAAAAGCAGATCCAGCATTTAAACCAACTGTAATGGTTAAAGATTTTAATATGAAAGAGAATTCAGCTACAACATGGTTAAGGTGGCATGAATTAAACAATGAAGAAACATTCGATATTAAATCAATGGGATTCAGATATGGAATAGGTGCTTTTGATTTAGCAGAAACAACAGATTTATCAGCAGCTAAGCTTTTTTGTATGAGACCTAATGATGAAAATATTTACGTTATTTCTATGTACTTTATTCCAGAAGAAAAATTAAATAAAGAGGAAGATAACAAAGATGGAGATAGTGTTCCTTATAGGCTTTGGGAAAAGCAAGGTTTATTAAGAATTTGTCCAGGGAATAAAGTTAATAAATATCATATGCTTGAATGGTTTAAGGAAATGAGAGATGAATTTGATATTTATATACCTTGGATAGGATATGATCCTTGGCATGTTGATGATAGTTTAGAGGAAGCTTATAAAAATGAATTCGGAAGAGAATCTATGATTGTTGTTAGACAAGGAAAGTTTACATTAAGTTCTCCAATGAAAGAATTGAAAGCAGACTTAGAAGCTAAGAGAGTAATTTATAATAATAATCCAATAGATAAATGGTGTTTATCTAATATGGAGGTACAGAGCGACATAAACGGAAATATACAACCTATTAAAGGTATGGACTCAAGAAAGAGAATTGATGGAGGAGTTGCTTTAATAATAGGTTACGTAGTTCTGAAAGATAAAATGTCAGAGTATGAAAATATGATTTAAGGGGGTGAGAAAAATTAAATTATTAAGTAATGCTAAAAATGCAATTAAAAATATATTTAATAAAAATCCAACAATATCAGGTGTTAAGTTAGTTATAGATGAGAATAATGGTTTTTATAGTTGGGATGGAGAATTATATCATAGTGATATAGTTAGAAGTTGTATTTCACCAAAAGCAAGAGCGATTGGTAAATTAGCTCCTAAACACATAAGAAAAAATGAGAATGAATTAAAAGTTAATCCAGAAATTCATATTAAAATGCTTTTGGAAGAACCTAATCCTTATATGTCTGGGCAAATGCTACAGGAAAAATTAACGAATCAGTTAGAATTAAATAACAATGCTTTTGCATTTATACTTAGAGATGAATTTGGAATTGCAAATCAAATCTATCCAATAATAGCTAGGGTTGTAAAGGCAAGATATGATGAAGAAAATGAATTGTTTTTACAGTTCACATTAAAGAATGGAAATATAGTTGAATTTCCTTATAGGGATATTATTCATTTAAGACAAGATTTTAACGAGAATGATATTTTTGGTACACCAAAGATTAATGCTTTAAAACCGCTTATGGAAGTTGTAACAACTACAGACCAAGGTATAGTTAAGGCTGTAAAAAATGGTGGAGTAATAAGATGGTTATTAAAATTTAATCAGCAACTTAGACCAGAGGATTTAAAGAAAAATACAAAGGCTTTTGTAGAAAATTATTTAAATCAAGATAATGATGATACAGGAGTTGCTGCAGCATCAGATGCAAAATATGATGCTAAACAAGTAGAGCCTAAAGATTATGTCCCTAATGCTTTAATACTTGATAAAACTTTTCAAAGAATATATAGATTATTTGGAACAAATGAAAAAATTATAACAAGTTCATATACAGAGGATGAATGGGTAAGTTACTATGAATCTCAAATTGAGCCAGTTGTAATTCAATTAAGTAATGAATATTCTAGGAAACTTTTTTCAAGAAAACAAAGAGCTTTTGGAAACTCAATAATTTTTGAAGCTGCAGGACTTCAATATGCATCTATGACAACTAAACTTAATTTAATGCAAATGGTAGATAGAGGAGCATTAACTGGTAATGAGTGGAGAGAAGTATTTAATTTTGCACCTAAAGAAGGAGCTGACAAGTTAGTAAGAAGATTAGATACTGCACCAGTAAATAAAATTGGTGGAGCAAAGTTTTTAAATCTAAATAAAGATTTGATAAATAAAAAGAAAGAAATATACGCTATTGATTTTGACGGAACCCTTTGTACTAATAAATTTCCAGAGATAGGAGAAGAAAAAGCAGAAGTAATTGACTATGTCAAAAATCTAAAGAATGAAGGTCATAAATTAATTCTTTGGACTTGCAGAGAAGGAGAAAAATTAGATGATGCTATTGATTGGTGCAAAGAAAGAGGAATTGAATTTGATGCTATTAATGAAAATTTAGAGGAAACAATAGAGCAATTTGATTCAGATCCTAGAAAAGTTTCAGCTAATCATTATTTAGATGATAAAAATTTAACCTTAAATGATATTTAGAAGGAGGGATAAACCTTGGCTGAAATAGAAATAAAAGGCGATATAGTCGATGATGATTGGGGACGATGGTATGAATGGCTTGGTTACAGTTACACTTCACCTTCAAAAGTTATTAATCAAATAAAGGCTGCTAATGGTGAAAAATTGACTATAAAAATAAATTCTCCTGGTGGAGATATATTCGCAGCAAGTGATATTTATACAGAATTGAGAGAGTATAAAGGAGAAATAGAAATAAAGATAACAGGAATGGCTGCAAGTGCAGCAAGTGTTATCGCTATGGCTGGAAAAAGTTCAATGTCTCCAACTGCTCAACTTATGGTTCACAATGTTTCAACTGGAACATGGGGAGACTATAGAGATATGGAGCATACGGCAGAAGTATTAAAAAATGCTAATGATACAATAGCCAATGCTTATATGTGTAAAACTGGAATGAGTAGAGAAGAAGCTCTTGAGCTAATGAATAATGAAACTTATTTAAGTGCAACAAAAGCTAAGGAGCTTGGCTTTATAGATGAAATTATGTTTGAGGAAAGCAATAAAGTTAATTTATCTGCTTTACAGAATTTAAATATTAACAGTTTTGTCAATACAGTTTCTCAATCGCCATTTGATATAATAAAAAACTTAAAAGATAAGATTAAAACAGAAGGTCATCATATTCAAAAGGAAGAAGATCCTAAGAATAGTGGTGACTTTTCTGTTGGAAATAAAACTGAAAAAAATATAAAAAATCAAATAAATACAATAGTAAATGAAGTTGGAGGAAAAAACATGTTTAAAAACAAAGAAGATTACTTAAATCAAAAGAAGGCTTTAATAGAAAAAATGTCTAATTTTTGTGCAGAAGGAAATACAGAGGAGTATGAGAAAACAAAAGTTGAAATAGAGAATTTAGATAAGAACTTTGAAGCTTTTAGTAATATGCAAGCTGAAATAAAGGCTTTAAATGATAGTGTTAAAGGGGTAAATCTTACTAATATTCAAACTAACACAGTAGTAAAAAATCCTACTGTAGTAGATACGTTAGATTTAGAGAATAATTCTGTTGTGGAAGATAATAAGAAAGAACCTAAAGAATATCTTAATGCATGGGCTAAGGATATGCTTGGACAAAAGTTGACTAATGAAGAAAGAAAAGTCTTTGACCTTGTAAATTCAGCAGTATATACACACACAACAAAGAATACAGGTGTTTTAATTCCAGAGGAAGTTATTGAAGGAATATTTAAGGAAGTAGAAAATCAATATCCTTTATGGAATGATGTACTTAGAACTAATATACCAGGACAAGTAACTTTATTAAAGTCTGACTCATCATCAGATGCAAAATGGTATGATGAAGAAACAGAAACAGAAGATGGAAAAGAAACATTTGGTGAAATTACTCTAAATGGTTGTGAATTATCTAGATGTATTACTGTTTCATGGAAGTTACAGTCTATGGCAATTAAGGAATTCATACCATTTATTCAAAGTCAATTAGCAGAGAAAATAGGAGCTGCTTTAGGTTATGGAGTTTCACATGGAAAAGGTACTCCAGGAGAACATGATGGTTGGAAAGCTGAACCAATGGGAATAGTAACTGCATTGAGTAAAAGTGGAAATGAATCTCAAGTAATTGAATATACAGGAGATACTCCAACTTATCAAGAAATTACAACTGCAGTAGGAAAAGTTAAAGGTGCTTATAAGAATGAAGCATGTTTTTATGCAAATGGAACTACTATATGGGAAGTTTTAGCTAATATAGTAGACGGAACTGGAAGACCTTACTTTGTAGCTAATCCAGTAGCAGGTGGAGTTGGTACTATACTAGGTAAAATAGTAAAAGAAGATGATAGTATGAATGATGGAGAAATTCTATTTGGAAATGCTAAGAGAGGTTATCATGCTAATATAAATAAACAAGTTTTATTAGATAGTGAAGACCATAAGAAGGCAAGAGAAACTGATTATATCGCTTATGGTATAGTTGATGGTAATATCAGAACTGCAAAGGCTTTTTCACTATTAAAAAAAAACTCTTAATAACTAACTTGGAGATTGAACCTAAAGAAGAAATACTTGAGGAATCAAATCAAATAGAGGGTGAGTTATCACAAGGTGGTTCAGTAGAACTTAACGAGAAAACTGTTGAAGAACTTAAAAAGATTGCTAAAGAAAAAAATATCAAAGGATATTCAACTTTAAGTAAAAACGAATTAATAGAAGCAATAAGAGCTACAAAATAGTGGCTCTTATTTTTATTGAGGTGAACCATGTTAGAAAAGGTTAAATTAAGTCTAAGAATAAAAAGTGATGCCTTTAATACAGAAATATCTGAAATGATAGAAGCAGCTAAATTAGATTTAAGTATTTCTGGAGTAGAAAAGATAAATGAAGATGATCCTTTGATACAACAAGCAATAAAAACGTATTGTAAGGCTAATTTTGGTTTAGATAATAAGGATAGTGAAAAATATCAAAAATCATACAATATGTTAAAAGAACATTTAAGCTTATGTGGTGATTACAATGTGGGATAATATTTGTTTTTTAGGTGTAGAAAAAGAAACAGAAAATGATATAGGCGATTCAGTAATAGGGATTGTCTATGACAAAGAGATTTTTTGTAAAGAAAAATCAGTTAAAGCAAGTCAATTCTATCAAGCTCAAGCTTTAGGATTAAAGCCAGAGATAATTTTAGAAATAATGATTGTAGATTATAACAAAGAAAAGTATGTCAAATTTGAAGATGATGAATTTAAAGTTTTAAGGACATATAAAACTTCATCAGAAAAAATTGAATTAACTTTAGTTAGGGGGATTAACGATGGGAATTCCTAAAAGTGTTATTAAGATCAATAAAGGTAATGTTAAATTTATTAGCAATGTAGACAGAGTTAACTATACATTGAATGAATTAACTAGAGCAGCTTTAAGAGATACTGGTAAATTTATATGTAATGTTTTTAGAAATATGTACTACAATAAATTTAAAAAGAAAAAAGGTAAAGTAGGAAAGTTTACTCAATATTGGGTTAGGAGAAAAGATAGTGATTTACAAGTTGGATTAAAGCCTAATGCGTTCTATGGAGGATTCCAGGAGTTCGGTTCAAGTAAAACTAAAAGGTTAGGTTTATTAACTAAAGCGGTACAAAGTAATTTACCTAAAATAATAGAAATACAATCAAAGTATTTGAGTTCCTTAGAGAATGAAGCTCAAGCCTTAGCTTTAATAGATGAAAAGGAGCAAAAGGGAGGAGCAGATAATGAGTAAAACTATAGAATTAAGAAAACTTATAGTTAAGCTTTTGAAAGAAGTTAATAAAAGTATTTTCTATGAAAACGCAAGTGATAAAGCTAAATATCCATATATAGTTTATAACCTAGATAATATGAATACAGTAAATTATCCGAGAAATGACACCATACTTACTATTGATGTTTGGGACAGAAACAAAGATACTGTTACGGTTGAAACTTTGGCGGATAAGATTGAAGATGTACTCAATATGTTAAATAAACCAAGTAAGAATTTATTTCCTACATTTTACTTAGAAGATAGAATGTCAATCGATGATGAAGATCCCTTAATAAGAAGAAGACAATTAAAATTTAAAATAGAAAGTTACTATATGGGAGGTTAATTTATGGCGAAACCACAAGAAATTTTATTAGGTCATGGAGCTTTTTTTATTGGTAGCATTCCAATAGGATTAACACGTGGCGGAGGACAATTTGTAGTAGAAAGAGAAATAAGAAATATAGAAGCTGATGGAGATAGAGGACCAGTTAAAGGTAGGATAGTCCAGGATAAGGCAACTCCAAAGTTAACAATAAATACTATACAAGTTATAAGTGAGAATATTGCTAAATTATATTCTGGTATTAAATATACCCCTAAGTCTGACCATGAAAATAATAAATTTAGTGGTAAAGGAAAAATAGATTTAGCTGATTATAATGATGAGGTTAAATGGGTTGGTAAAACTAAAGACGGAAGAGAAGTTATTATAAAAGTTTTTAATGCAATAAACTTAGAAAACTTTGATTGGACTCTAGCAGATAAAGATGAGGTAGTGGCGACATTAACTTATACTGGTTGCTATGAAGAAGATAGTGAAGAAGATTTTGAGCCGTGGGAAATAGAATTTGCAAGTGAATAAATTAATTTTTTAGAAGAGATAATGGTATCTCTTCTTTTTATTTTTGAAAAATTAGGAGGAATAATCATGAGAAATTTAAATTTTGGAGATGCGTTTCAATTAGCAAGAATAATAAAGAAGTTAAAAATAAAGGATGAGTTAAAAGATATAACTTCAAATATAACAGAAGAAAGTAACAAGATGGAAATAGGAATGGATTTAATGTATGCAATTTTTGATAAGGCTACAGAAAAACAAGCAGAGCAAGAAATCTATAAATTTTTAAGTAGACCTTTTGAGGTTAAACCAGAAGAAGTTGAAAAAATGGATCTATTTGAAGTAGTAGAAAACTTTAGCAAAGTAGCTAACTTAGAAGAGTGGAAAAGTTTTTTGAAACAAGTAGTCAAATTGAAATAGTAGAAATTCAAGAGTTATTGCTAAGAAGATATTCTGATATTGAATATATTTTAGGGTTGGAGATAACAGAAGGTATTGAGTTTATAAATAAAGCTTATGAAAAAGAAATTGAGGATAAAGTGTGGGAAAAATGGCTTATAGATTACAGATATATGAGTAAGGATAACTTTATTAGTTTTGAAGAATATAAGAAACACTTTATATCTAAAAACATCAATGTTGAATCTACTTTAAGTAAAGAAGAAATATTAAAAGAAGTAGAAGAAATTGAAAGAAAAATATCCCTTAAAAAGGGAGGTGTTAGTTAGTGGAAATTTTTAAACTGTTTGGTTCAATAATGGTTAAAAATGATGACGCTAATAAAAATATAAGTAAAACAGAAGAAAAAGCAGAAGGGCTAGGAAAGAAATTACTTGGCGGAATAGGAACTGCTGCAAAATGGGGAGCAGGAATAGCGGCGGCTGCGGGAACTGCTGCGGTAGCTTTAGGAACAGTTGCCACTAAATCAGCAATGGACTTCCAAGCTCAAATGTCTAATGTCGCTACTTTATTAGATGGTAATGTTAATAAACGTATAGGTGAATTAGGCGAGACAGTAAAAAAGTTATCTATTGATACAGGGACATCAACAGATTTGTTAACAGATGGATTATATCAAGTTATTTCAGCTTTTGGAGATACTGCAGATAGTATGTCAATACTAGAAACTGCAAGTAAAGGAGCTAAAGCTGGGAATGCTTCTGTTACAGATTCAGTTAATTTATTAGCTGCTGTCACTAAAGGTTATGGAGATACATCGGCAGAAGCTGCAAACAAAGCTTCCGATTTAGCATTTTTAACCGTAAAACTTGGTCAAACTTCATTCCCTGAATTAGCTTCAAGTATGGGAAAAGTTATTCCACTAGCTTCTACCATGAAAGTTAGCCAAGAAGAACTATTTGGAGCTATGGCAACTCTTACAGGGGTAACCGGTAATACTGCCGAAGTTACTACACAGTTAAGAGCAACTATTCAAGGAATGTTACAACCAACAACTAAAATGGCAGATCAAATTAAAAAGCTTGGTTATGAAAATGGTCAAGCTATGATTGAGTCACTTGGGTTACATGGTACGTTAGATAAATTGAAAGAATCAGTTAATGGAAATGAGATAGCATTTTCAGAGTTATTTGGTTCTGTAGAAGCTAAAAATGCAGTTTTAGCATTAACAGGAGCACAAGCAGAAAACTTCACAGAAAAAACAAATGCTATGAAAAATGCTATTGGTGCAACTGATGAAGCATTTAAAAGACAAACCGACAATGTAAAATCAAATTGGGCTAAACTGAAAAACCATTTTGATGTAATGATGATTAGTTTGGGAGAAAAGTTTTTACCACTACTTAACAACTTGTTAAAGTGGGTTGAAAGTAAAATGCCACTAATTCAATCTATTTTAGAATCTACATTTAATGTTATTGGTAATGTAGTTCAATGGGTAGGTGGAATTTTTGATAACTTTCTATTGGGAGCAGAGAGTGCTTTTGGTGGTTTTATAAATAAAATATCTGAAATGAGTAATGCGTTTAATCAATCAATGGAAGAGTTCGACGATTACGGATTAGCATTTAAAAGTATGCTTGAAGTTTTATTTGGACCAATTGGTGATTTACCTATATTTGAGGAAATAGGTAAAATAATTTCAGCAATAAATGAAATTAAAAATAGAATTTCTAACGGAGAAGGAATTGGAGAAGCTTTCAGAAATGCTTTTGAATGGAGAGATTCAACTGTTGGAAATGCATTATTAGATTTTATGGATTTTTGCAATAATATATTTACAAACATTCAATCTATTATAACTACAGTAGTAGAAAACATATCTCCAATATTACAAGGAATAAGTAATATTTTTAGCATTGTTATGAGTGCCCTGTCTACATATTGGGAATCTTACGGAAAACCAGTATTTAATTTTATAGTAGAAGCTGTAAATAAAGTAGTTGAGGTATTTAATTATGTATTCCCAATAGTAGCAAATATATTCGGTGGTGTGTGTGATACATTAAATAATTTATGGGTATCTATACTACAACCAGTTTTTAGTGCTATTATGTCTCTTTTAACATCAACATTTTTACCTATATTTAAAAGTGTATTTAATAATGTTGCAGATGCTGTTAAATTTGCATTTAACTTTATAGGAAACCTTTGGAACAATTCACTAAAACCAATATTAGACGGAATAATCAACTTTATTGGTGGTGTATTTAGTGGAAACTGGAATCAAGCTTGGACAGGAATTCAACAGTTTTTAAGTGGTTTATGGGGTGGCATAAAGGAGATATTATGGAAACCTATAAGTTGGTTTTTAGATAAAGTTGGTAATATTCTTGAGCCAATAATAGCACCATTTAGAAATGCTGCTGAATCTATAGGTAACATATGGCAATCTATTCGTTCTAAGTTCAAATTACCTCATTTCACCTTTAGTGGTTCAATGAACCCTTTAAAATGGCTTGATGAGGGATTACCTAAGATAGGTGTTGAATGGTATGCAAAAGGTGGAGTTATGCATAAACCCACTATATTTGGAATGAATGGTCCTAATGCCATGGTTGGTGGAGAAGCTGGACCAGAAGCTGTTGCCCCTATATCAACTTTAATGGATTATGTTAGAGCAGCAGTATCGGAAGCTTTCATGCATAATAATACTCAAATCAATTATGATAAATTATTTAGAACTATACTTGAAGCATTTACACAGGCTATTATAACAACAGGAATGAATGATATTGGAATATATTTAGATAAGGAAAAGTTTGGACAAGCAATGGCTGGGACTAAGGATAAAATAGATGGACAAAGGCTTAAGTTAGCAGAAAGGGGAGTAATATTAGACTAATGGTTTATGGGATTACTATAAATGATAGACATAGTTACAATGACTTTGGGTTAACTATAAAATCAAAAAAAATAGGAAATCCAAAGAAGAAAAAAATAATAGAAGATGTCCCTTTTATGAACGGAGTATATGATTTTAGTTTATTGTATGGTGAACAAACTTACTCTGAAAGAAGGTTGGAATACACTTTTAATTTTAACGAAGAAAATAAAATAGAAATGAATATAAAAAAAATGCAAGTTCTTGAATGGCTAGCTTATGAAGGAAAACAACCGTTATATGATGATGCTATACCGGACTTTTATTTTTTAGCAGAGGTTGAAGAAAATGATTTTGATGAAGTTGGTTGTTATGGGGAGTTAAAAGTAGTATTTAATGCATATCCTTATAAATTATATTTTAAAGATGAAGGGGATGATATTTGGGATGAATTTAATTTTAATTTAGATTATGCTCAAGATACAAAATTTATAATAGAAAAAGGACAAAATATTACTCTTTTAAATCCAGGACTTTCAAGATTGATTCCGATAGTAAAATCAACTTCTAATTTTGATATAGTAAAAGATGGAATAACCTATAAGTTTAACCCAGGTGTTACAAAGGAATGGAGATTTGTATTAAATAAAGGGTTTAATAACATGACGATTATAGGAACTGGAAAGATTGAATTTATATTTAAAAGGGAGGTTCTATAGAAGTGTATGAGGTGGTTTTAATTAATAATGGGGTAGAAACAGTAATAAATGCAATTTCTTCAAATCCAGAAGCACCACGAATACCAAGCGGTACTATAAAAAAAGGAATTAATACCATAGATTCATTTAATTTTGAAATATATCCTCAAAACATTGGATATAGCAAAATTAATGCGTTAACTACACTAGTAGAAATAAATAATGCAATAAAAAATAAAAAAGAATTTAGGGGAAGAGTTTTATTATCTACTCCTAAGATGGGGTCAAATGGAAACTTATATATTAGTGTCTTATGTGAAAGTGAGCTAGGTTATTTAAATGATAGTACAACAAGGTATGGTGAATATCATGATATTAGTGTTAAAGATTTTCTAAAGATTATTATTGATAATCATAATAATATGGTATCAGAAGATAAAAGGTTTGAATTAGGTATAGTTGAAATTACAGGTAATTTATATAGATTCTTAGGATATGAAAAAACTTTTGCTGCAATAAAAGACAAATTGCTTGATAGATTAGGTGGAGAGCTTAGGGTGCGTTGGAGTGATGGAAAAAGATATTTAGATTATTTAATAAAAATAGGTGATAAATTAGATACAGAAATAAGACTAAGTAAAAATCTAAAAACTTTAGAACAGGAAAGAGATCCAACAACAATAGTATCGAGATTAACTCCTTTAGGAGCAAAACTAGAAAATAGTGACGAAAGGATAACTATAAAAAGCGTTAATAATGGTAAGGATTATATTGATGATATAGAAGCTATAAAAGAATTTGGATTACTACAGGACTGTGTCGTTTGGGATGATGTTAATGTACCAGCTATATTATTAAACAAGGGTATAGAAAAACAAAAAGAACTAAATAGAATAAGAAAAAAATACAAAATAGAAGCTTTAGATTTAGCTTTAATAGGATTAGATTTTAATACATTTGAAGTTGGAAATGAGTATCCTGTAATTAATCCATTAATGGGTATAGATGAATACATAAGGGTTACTGAAAAAACAATAACAATAACATCACCTCAAAATTCTAGTTTAATGATAGGAGATAAATTCGAGGATATAAAAGAGTATAATTTAATCACTAATAAGAATACAAGAATATTAGAAAATGTTAGAAGTCAAGTTAATAATACTGTAGCTGTTGTCAAAGATGTATCCACTGAATTAAGTAAAACAGTAGATATTGTCAATAATACGGTTCAAGTTTTGGAAACAACAAATAAAAATTTGTCCGGAGTTAGTGTATCTATTATAGATATAAATACAAGTTTACAAGAAACAATAATGAAAACTCTTGAATTAATGAAATTAACAGCTTTAATAACAGAGGATTTAAATAGTACAAATAAAAAAGTAGAGAGATTAAAAAAGAGGGTAAATATAGGAGTGTAATATGGAAGAATATAAAAGTATAAATGCTATATTGACAGATACAGAGAAAACATTATATGTTAATCAAAATGGCATTATAATAAAAACAATTTTATTATATAACTCAAAGTCAGAGGCGGTAAATACTACAATAAAATTTGATGATACATCTTTTAGCTTTAATATTAATCAGAATGAAACGAAGGTTATAAGTAGTCCTATCTTTAGTAAATCAATTAAAGCTTTTGGGGATGGAGTTAATATTCATGTTACAGGATTACAGTTGTGAAGGGAGTGAGAGTATGGAAGATATAACAAGTATTTTAAATAAAATAAAAAATGCTACATTTGGAAAAGAAGTTAGAGGATCTATTCATGATGGAATAAATTTAATAAATAAAGAAACAATGGGGATAAATCAAAAACAACATAATCTTGAGAAAGTTTTCGATCAGTTGATAATAAATAGTGGGAGTAGCAATGCTGAAATAGTTTCGGCAAGAATAGATAAATACGGAAATAGTTATCCAACTATAGGAAAGAGATTAGATAGTTCAGATATTATTTTAGCACGATTATTAAATAATCAAAAAAATTTGAAGATACTAAATATTAGAGATTTTGGAGCAAAAGGAAATGGAGTAGAAGACGATACAGATGCAATACAAAGTGCAATTGATAGTGTAGAGAAAGATACATTTGGGGTCATAAAAATACCTTTAGGAAATTATTTAATATCTAAAGCGATTGTAACAAAAGATAATATTTATATCTTAGGAGATGGCGTAGGAAGTGTTTTAGTTTTAAAAAATAATACATTCACAGAGGCTATGATAATAAATAGCAATAATACTGAGAATAGTTATAATGTAAATATATCTAATATAGCATTATTTGGCTCTAAAGGTTATGGAAGTACAACTAAAGGGATATCTCTAAGTGGTATATATAATTCAACTATAGAGAATGTAAAAATAACAGATTGTTCAGAAACTGGGATAGAGTTTAAAATGGGTAATGTAATTACTAATACTTGTTATATTAAAAATTGTAGTATATATGGCAATGATGGATATGGAATACATACACATCCAGGAGCTTCAGACATTCACATTAACGGTGGTGATATAGGACATAACAAATTAGACAACTTGTTAATAGAATCACCTTCAAGCTCTATATCTAATGTAAAAGCAATATGGGGTAGTAGGGAAGGGAACGGAATAGTAATAAAAGGAGATAATGTACAAGTTACAGATTGTAATATAGA